TTAAAGAACTTTACAACCGGACAATGGACAAGATATAAGATGTTCATTAACCGATTACCAGATTCCCACGAACAATTAGACGCCAAGGTAGTTTTCTCTAATAGCGAGATTCGCAAAGAGGACTATATTTCTAGGCGACTTCCATACCCGCTAGAACAGGGCGAAACCCCCGCTTTCGACTCTCTCTTCGGTCAACTTTATGACGACGAGCAACTGACAAAATTGATGTGGGCGATCGGTTCTATTATAGCAGGGGATTCAAAACGAATACAAAAGTTCTATGTTCTATTTGGTTTACCAGGAACAGGTAAGTCTACTGCACTAAATCTTATAGACAGGCTATTTGAGGGATATACACAAGCATTTGAAGCGGCTAAATTAACGAGCTCTACCAATAATTTCGCCGCCTCCGTGTTTAAGAATAACCCCCTTGTTGCGATCGATCACGAGGGAGACCTCTCAAAGGTTAAAGTGAACAGCATTCTTACGAGCGTAGTATCGCACGACCGACTAACAATTGACGTTAAATACCACCATCCGTTTAGTCTACGTTTAAATACAAGTCTATTTATAGCGACAAACAAACCAGTTATGATAACCGATAAAGGCTCTGGTCTTATTCGCCGTTTAATTGACATTCGCCCCACAGGCAAGACCGTTTCGGCAAGAGACTATGATTCGTTGGTTGGGCAGATGGACTTTGAGCTTGGCGGTATAGCTAAAAAATGTCTGGACCTATATACTCAATTAGGCAAGGACTACTATAAAAGGTATGTTCCTATTGATATGATGTTCAGAACTAACGTGTTCTTTAATTTTGTCGAAGAGAATTATCTAGACTTTATTCGTGAGGATTGGATAACGCTCAAGAGGGCTTGGGAGCTCTACAAGAATTTTTGTGAAGAGTCCGGTATATCATATCGGATGCCCAAGTATGCCTTCCGAGATGAGATGAAGTTATATTGGAACGAATTTCATGGGGTTACTCGAATTGATGGAAAACAGATACGCTCGGTCTTTGTTGGATTTAATAGAGAGAGCCTACAAGATGAACAAGAAGCGCAGGATAGGAATCCGGTATCATACGACTGGCTTACAGTGTCGGAACAACCATCCATCCTTAATAGATTTTGCGCAAATCAGCCGGCGCAACTCGCGTCAACCGCGGGCTTGCCACAATATTCGTGGGATAATATAAGAACTAAGCTTTCCGATATAGATACAACCCGTCTTCACTATGTTCTTCCGCCGAAAAAGCTAATTACTATAGACTTTGATCTCAAAGACGAAGCAGGTGAAAAATCTTTGAAGTTGAACCTAGAAGCCGCGCGGGCTTTCCCTCCGACGTATGTCGAAACGAGTAAAAGTGGAAAGGGACTACATCTTCATTATCTATATGATGGTGACCCCACGATTTTAAGTAGAATCTATGAGCCTGGAATAGAAATTCTGCGCCCCATTGGTAAGTTCTCGATTCGTAGATTACTTAGCGATTGTAATGATCATAAGATAACTACAATTTCTAGCGGACTACCATTAAAGCCCAAAAAAGGAGATTCTATGGTTAGGAGAAAAACGATAGCCAATGAGCGGGCTCTTAGGATATACGTGCTTAGGAACTTGCACAAAGAAGTACACGCAAACACAAAACCGAGCATTGATTTCATTGACAAGCTGCTCTCGGATGCTTATGAGCAAGGTCTTCGCTATGATCTGACAGATTTTAAGGAACATGTCTTAAATTTCGCAGCGAATAGTACCAATAACGCGACCTATTGTCTTGAGGTAGCCATGGCTATGAAGTATAAGTCTAGTCATGACGATGAAGGAGATGACGATATCGAAGAACCCACAGATAAACGTCTTGTGTTCTTTGATGTCGAGGTCTTTCCCAATTTGTTTTTAGTTTGCTGGAAGTTTGAAGGTGCGCCAGAAATAATAAGAATGACTAATCCGGGTTCGGCAGAAATAGAGAAATTGTTGGAGTTCCCCCTCGTGGGGTTTAATAATAGGCGCTACGACAACCACATGTTATACGCTGCCTACATCGGATATGGAACGAAGGAAATATATGATTTGAGTAGACGGATTATCGTAGACAAGGATAGAACAGCCTACTTTAGAGAAGCATACGGTCTTAGTCATGCCGACGTGCTTGATTACACTACGGTTAAACAGAGCCTTAAACATTGGGAGGTAGAGTTGGGACTACCCTACGGCGAATTAGATCTTGCCTGGGACCAACCCCTACCAGAAGAAATGTTTGATATTGTGGCCGAGTATTGTGACAACGATGTCCGAGCTACGGAAGCCGTACACGAAAATCGAATCGACGATTACCATGCTCGAGAGATTCTAGCGGATCTTAGTGGTTTGCGTGTTAATAGTACCACAATGTCTCATACTTCTAAGATAATCTTTGGTTCCGATCGAAGACAAAAAGACCAATTTAAATATCCCGATCTAAGAGAGGAGTTTCCCGGGTATGCGTTCGACATTACAAAACCCAAAAAGAAAAGGAGCACCTATCGAGACGAATACGTTGGCGAAGGCGGTTATGTTTGGGCCAAGCCGGGTATGTATCGAAACGTTCTCTATATGGATATTGCGTCCATGCATCCCACATCGCTTGAAATCATGGATCTGTTTGGCGGTCATACCAGAAAATTCTCCGGTCTCAAAGAAGCTAGACTCCTCATCAAGAAAGGAAGATTAGAAGAGGCGGGTAAAATGTTCGGTGGAAGACTCGCCAGACATTTAGAAGAAAGCGACCCGAAGGCTCTGTCTTATGCCCTTAAGATCGCCCTCAATACCGTTTATGGATTTACCTCTGCTCATTGGGAAAACCCATTTAAAGATAATCGAAACGTTGATAATGTTGTCGCTAAGCGTGGCGCATTGTTTATGATAGATTTAAAGCATGCGCTCTTAAAACGAGGAACGAATGTTATCCACTTTAAGACCGATTCTGTAAAAATAGCCGACTATGATAAATCAGATATCGACTTTATTAAAGAGTTTGGGAAAAAATATGGATATACGTTTGAAGTAGAGGGGGTATATGATCGCCTAGTTCTTATCAATGACGCGGTCTTAGTTGGACGTATGAATGGAAAATGGGAAGCCGTAGGCGCCCGCTTTGCCCAACCCTACGTTTATAAATCGTTATTCACAAAAGAACCGCTCGACTTTGAGGACTATGTTGAGACTCGTGCCGTTAAGATCGGGAAAATGTACATAGAGCAAGACGACGAAGAGATGAATTTCGTAGGTAGAATCGGTCGGTTCTGCCCGATGACAAAAGGCGGCGGCGCTCTTTACCGCGTGACAAATGAAGGTAAGAAGTATGCTGTGACCGCAACAACGGGGTATAAATGGCAACAAGCCGATATCGTAAAAACTTTAGAACTACAAGCCGATATCGACGTATCCTATTTCGAGGTTGCTGCAGAAAAAGCATTAGAAAAGATCGCCAAGTTTGGCGACCCCACCATATTCCTAGGAGATTGAAATGGAATTTGACTGGTGGATGATAGTCGTTCTTGTAGTGGAGATTCTTCTGTGTGGATACCTTTTCTATTCAGACGATGGAGATTATTATTAGGAGATTAAAATAATGGAAGATATAGAGCTTAAGTCGCGCGTTGTGCATCCCGCGCATTATAATTGGATTCCTGGTATTGAATGTGTGGAGGTGGCCGAACACTTTAGTTATAACGCGGGGGCGGCTCTTAAATATATATGGCGGGCCCCTACCAAGGAATTTGACGAAGCGATTGTAGACTACCACAAAGCAATATTTTATCTGGAACGAGAAATAAAATTAACCGAGCTTCATAAAGAACAACAGAAAGAGTTCTTTGACGAACACCAATAAGGAGATTGAAAATGCCACAAGAAAAAGAAAGAATGCCAAGTATTACTCTTGAGAATGTTCCGATTATCTTTAAGAATTTCTCTGGGCAAAAGGGCCAGTTTAATGCCGAAGGGGAACGGGCTTTTAATGTTCTCATCGAGGATTTAAAGATGGCCGAAGATATGTTAGCTGATGGGTGGAATCTGAAACCTTTCCTGGATGAGGCAGAACAAATAACCGCGTATCATCTACAAGTCAAAGTAAATTATGGCGGATATCCCCCACGAATTGTTAGAGTTACCAAAGGAGGAAAACACCAAGTAGATCTTAACTCTAAGACTGTTGGAAGTCTGGACTCACAAAGAGTTCTTTCGGTCGACCTCACAATTAACCCCTATCAATGGACCGTTCAAGGAAAAAGCGGAATTAAGGCGTACTGCCATGTTATGTTTGTTAATGTTGAGGAAACGCCTCTCGAAGAGAAATACGCCGCGCTTTTAGCTGCCCCTTTTGATGAATAATGACTAAACTGTGGGATCACCAAAAGAAAGCCCTAGACATAATACATAACGGGTGTGTGCTCGTTGGTGGGACAGGCTCCGGTAAATCTTTGGTGGCCCTAAGTTACTATAAAAAGGTTTGGGAGGGCTTGAAAGAGCCCTCCTTTCCTTTATATATAATAACAACGGCAAAGAAAAGAGATGAGGGAGACTGGGAAAGAGAGGCCGCCCCACTTAATATAGAGAAGATTAAGGTAGACTCATGGAACAATATAAAGAAATATACAAAAGTTTCTGGCGCAATGTTTATACTCGACGAGCAACGACTATTGGGCTCAGGAGTTTGGGTCCGGTCTTTCTACAAGATAGCAAAGAAGAACCAATGGATTTTGCTTTCGGCTACCCCCGCTGATACATGGATGGATTTGATACCGGTATTTGTGGCAAACGGATTTTACAGAAATCGTACCGAATTCATAGGTCGGCACGTAAGATACGCGCCATATGTAACCTTCCCCAAAATAACCGGGTTCTTGGATATACCACGCCTTAAGGCAAATCGCGATAGAGTATTCGTTTTGATGCCGTCTAAGAAACACACCACCCAACACATATACAGACTAAAGGTTGACTATAATACAGAGCTTGTTAAGTTTGTATTGAAGAATGAGTGGAACCCCTTTACTAACGAGCCCATAGATAATCTCTCCGCCGAAACGGCAATCACTCGACGTATAATCAATATGTCGCCCGGACGAATAATGAAATTGTTAGAGATTCAAGAAACAACAAAAAGACTTATAATCTTTTACAATTTCAATTTCGAATTAGAGATTCTTCGGGATTGGTTTAGGTGGAGAACCATAGTTGCAGAATGGAATGGCTGGAAACATAACCCCATACCAAAGGGGGACGACTGGGTGTATTTAGTACAATATGCTGCGGCCGAAGCGTGGGAATGTTTTGAAACTAATCACATGGCGTTCTATAGTTTGAATTATTCTTATCGAAAAATGCACCAAGCACGGGGCAGGATAGACCGGCACAATACGCCGCATATTAATTTACATTATTATGAGCTGGTATCAGATTCGTATCTTGATGCTGCCATACAGAAGGCGTTTGAGCAAAAGAAAGATTTTAATATCAACATGTTAAAACAACGGAAATCACAGGGCTTATTATAGAAAGGAGAGTGCCTAGCGTTATATAACGCGGCATTTTCTTTATTTTTTTCTAAAAAGGAGACAAAAATGCTTGAGAGTAAGCTAAAAGCCGACTTTAAAAGGGAAGTAAAAAGACGGCTGTCCTATCTAAAAATGTACGAACCAAAAACACACACCAGATCTTCCCCAGATTTAATTATTCTTGGTCCGGGCGCGATATGGTGGGCCGGTGAATTTAAAAAAGATAGGGACGCAGACGAACAACCCAACCAATTAAGAGAAATCGAAGAACTTAATAGAATGGGTTATGCTGAATTTGTTTACCCGGATAACTTTGAGGAGGTGCTTCGTGGATTGGAAGACTTATTCCCATCTTTCTAATACGCATGCTTTTCTCTCCCCGAGTCGTTATCATTGGCTTAACTATGATAATGACAAATTGGTAGAAACATTTAGAAATTATAAAAGATCGGCTTTGGGAACAAGACTACATAAATTGGCGGCCGAATTAATATCCTTGGCTCGCCGACAACCACAAACAGCAGAGGCGTTTAATGCTTTTGTAAATGATGCTATCGGTTTTGGTATGAAACCCGAAACTCTTTTGTATTATTCTCCTCGGTGTTATGGTACTGCCGATGCGATTAGTTACGACAAAGGAGTATTGCGTATACATGATCTTAAAACTGGAGCAACCCCGGTTTCGCCGGGAGCAACTAAACAATTGCTAATCTATGCGGCTCTGTTTTGTTTAGACTATGTAATAGATCCGCTCGATTTATTGAGTACACATTTGAGAATATATCAAAACGAAGAAGTGATGGAGTTCGACCCCGAACCACAGGAACTTTTTCGCGTGACACGAAGAATCATAGACGCGGACAAAATAATACAAGAAGTGGAAGAGTTAGTTGTTCTCTAGTTCAGGAGTTAAGTCGCATGAGCAAAACAATAGAGCACATCGGAATTAAGCGTCGATCAGGGCGCTATCCTTGGGGAAGTGGTGGAGAGAAAAGACTCGCTATGGAAAGATTGGCGGCCAAAGGATTTACTGAAAAAGAACAAATGGCTGCCTTAGGAATTAAATCAGGAGAACTTAGAGATCAAAAAGCCATAGCAAAAACGGAAGCGAAAGAGGCGCAGCGTTTAAATGTTATAAGGCAGAAAAAAAACGGTATGAGTATAGCTTCGATTTCTAGAGAATTTGGTCTCGCAGCATCAACCATTACGGAACTATTAAAACCGGCTGCTGCCATAAAATTTAGGATTCTTAATAACATTAAAAATGTGCTTAAAAAAGTTATTGGAGAGCATCGATTCGTAGATGTTGGCGAAGGCACCGAAATATTTATGGAGGTTTCCGACACCAAACTTAAGAATGGCGTTCGAGCACTTAGAAATGAAGGCTATAAGTTATACCGGCTGCAACAGGAACAATTAGGTAATCCCGGTAAATTTACTACAGTTAAAGTTTTGGGTGCTCCAGACACGACCTGGGGCGAACTTCTTGAAAGCAAATCAAGGATAGCCATTCCCAATCATTTTTCTAATGATAAAGGACTAAGTTTTTTTGAGCCTGGAGATGCTGTAAATGTTTCTTCGAAAAACATTCTCATTAAATATAGTGATGATGGCGGAACCGAAAAAGATGGTTTGATTGAAATGCGTGCGGGTATTCCAGAACTTTCTTTAGGTGGAAAATCGTACGCCCAGGTTCGTATTGCTGTGGACGGCACTCATTTCATGAAAGGCATGGTTGTCGCTAGAGACGATCTTCCTAAGGGCATAGATTTCGTATATAATACCTCTGCTGAACGCCCCCCCGATGGGAATAAACTTTCTGCTATGAAAAAACAGAAAACAAAGGAAGATGCTGAATATGCAGCAAGCGTGTTTGGTTCCATTGTGAAACCCAACGAATATGAAGTTGATGGTAAAATTGCATATGGACCACTCAATATTGTAGGCGAACACGAATTAGCAGTAGAAGGTTCTTGGGCTAGACATAGAAAGACTCTTTCGTCCCAGGTTTTATCCAAACAGTCTCCGCGTTTGGCGGAAGAACAACTTAAAAGAGTTTTTGAAAATCAACACGCGGAATTAGAGGATATAATGGCCCTCACACATCCTACTGTGAGAAAACACCTACTTACGGAGTTTGCGGATAAGGCAGATAGAGCCTCTGTTGATTTGAAAGCCGCCGCCTTACCAAGGCAAGCAACACACGTTCTATTGCCAGACCCCGATCTTAAATCCAATGAGATCTATGCGCCAAACTATAATAATGGAGAGAATGTTGCGGTAATTCGCTATCCCCATGGCGGTGTTTTTGAGATAGCCAGTCTAAGAGTTAACAATAAAAACAGCGAATATAAGGATCTTATTGGGAATGCGGCGGACGCTGTTGCGGTTAATCCAGAAACGGCGAAAAAACTATCTGGTGCGGATTTTGATGGCGATTTTGTGTTAGTTATACCCAACCAAAACAAAAAACTTCGGATTTCCCCTAGTCTTGAGGGCTTAAAGGATTTTGATTCTAAGTCATACAAAATACCCCAAGAGGATTTATATGATAAGGAAACAAACCCCGGGGGCATCAAACCCATTAACGATACTCAAAAACAGCTTCAGATGGGTCAGGTCAGTAATCTTATTACAGATATGACAATAATGGGGGCCGATCAATCAGAGATTGCCAGAGCAGTTCGACACTCTATGGTAGTCATTGATGCAGAAAAACACGAACTCAATGTTCGTCAATCAGCCCTAGATAACAATATAAGTAGTTTGAAAGAAACATATCAGGGCGGGCCAAGAAGGGGGGCTGCTACATTAATTAGTAGGGCATCGTCTGAAGAACGGGTCCCGGCCAGAAAGGATCATTATGATATAGATCCCACTACTGGCGAAAAAGTGTATTACTATACAGAAGAAACGTATCTGAATAAGAAAACGGGAAAACAAACACCACGAACCACATCTTCTAAGAAACTTTCTGAATACGATCCCTATGAATTATCCTCAGGAACAGTAATTGAATCTGTCTATGCGGATCATTCTAATCGTATGAAGAATTTGGCTAATGCCTCCCGTCTTGAGAGTTTAAAGGATACGGCCCCCGTATATAGACAAAGTGCCCGCCAGCAGTATGCTACAGAGGTGGCCTCCTTAGACGCTAAATATAAGATAGCCGCGCGCAATCGCCCCGTACAAAGGAAGGTTCAACTGTTGGCTGGTGAAATCTATAAAGACAAAATAGATAACACCCCCAACATATCAGGAAGAGAGAAAGCCAAATGGAAGGGGCGGTCTTATGCCCTAGCAAACGACCGGTTAGACGGCACTAAGCCTAGAGTTAATATAACCCCCCGTGAGTGGGAAGCAATTGACATGGGTGCCATTTCTAAGACCCGCCTTAAGGGCATACTAAGAAACGCAGACATGGACCAAGTTAGACAGTACGC